CTTAATAAATTAATTTCGGAAACTGGAGTACCGAATGTCTTTACCTTCTGCAAGAGCGGCTGAAATTCAAGCCAGAGTTACATCTGAACAAAACGCATCAGACCCTTCGACATCATCATACCTTCAAGACACGCCAGACGATCAAATCCTTAGTGACCCTCGTGCGCTGGCTGACATCCGTGACTACTACCGCAAATGGAAAGGCCGTTACTTCGCAGACGATAAAGAGATGCTTGAGGAGTTCCATGAAGATCAATCTTGGAACAACTTAAACACTGTTGGTGCTGGCATAAACTGGGCAGAATCAAGTAGTGCCAACGAAGAGCAACGCGCTCACATGGCTCGTATGTCTTCTCTTTACCATAAAGTTCCCATGCTCAATAGTAAGGGTGGCTTTGCTGATAAGATCGGTGGATTCAATGTCGCAGCTAACATAGGCCAATCTGTTCTGGCTGACCCTCTTAACCTCATCGGCTTTGGTGCTGGTGCAGCAGTGGGTAAAGCCGCAGCTCGTGGAGCTGTAGCAGTTGGAGAAAGTGGCATGCGAGCTGGTGTAAAAGCTGCTGCCAAACGTGGTGCATTAGTCGAGGGTGCAGTTGCTGCTCCTGTTGGAGTAGGCATCGATGCCCTAACTCAAGGCTACCAACAAGAAGTTGGATTGCAAGATGAGTACAGCGTAGCTCAAGGTGCAATGGCTGGTGGTATAGGTCTTCTTGCTGGTGCTGGTCTTGGTGGAATCATGGCTGCTTTCTCTGGAGCATGGGGTGCTCGCATAGGAACCAAGCAGGCCCAACGTCTACTTGATGAAGGCTACACTCCCGAATCAATTCCAATGATGACTCAAGCGGAAGTTGATTTTGCTATGACTCCAGAAGGAGCTACCGCAAAGCTAGAAACAGAAACTCAAGCCGCATACGACAAACGTGCTGAGTTGGAAGCTACAGAATCAGCTCAATTTGATGCGATGGAAGCTCAACGTGCTGAGATGGATGCAGCAGATCGAAAAGTTCCAGTACAAGAAGCCATCAGTTGGGCAGACAAAGATGACTACGATGTACTCACTGGAGCCATTGATCGAGTTCAAGCTAAGTTAGATCAAACCACCAATCCAGTTGGTCGTAAGCCTCTTGTTGCACAGATTAATTTACTTAATCGTTCTCGCGTTAAGCTACGCAATGGTGCAGCTCGTCAGGCAGAAATTGATGAGGAGTTAAAGACTGCCTCTGGTAAGGCGCAAGAAGCTCTCTTCAAAGAGAGTGAAGAATTAGCTGACCTAAAAGAAAGTGTCATCCAGATTCGTAACTCACTTCAGGCTTCTCAAGCTACACCAGCACCTACAACACGAGTGCCTATCGCTCCAGTAGAAGAAGCGTTACCAACACCACCAAAGGCAGACGTTGCTGATCCTATTTCTCCAACCACAGTTCCAGAACCCACTGTAGCTCCTGCAACTGGAGCAAAAATTGAAGAAGCCTCTGTTGATGTGAATGTGGCAGAGGCTGTTGCCGAAGCTCCAGTCGTAGATGCTCCAGTAACTCCTGCACTAGCAGATGATGCGATAGAAGCCGCAGTACCAGATGCCGCTCCTGTAGCTACTGGTCGCCCTAAGTCTGATTTAACCAATGAGTCTATCGCACTACTTCAAGATATGGGTGTTGACCAAAAGAAAATAGATAACGCAGTCAAGAGTAAGCGACCAGAGCAGCGCAAAGTCTTGATGAAGAAAATCATTGAAGAGTATGGACTAAAGATAGAAGGAGAAGACCTCAATTCTATCAACATCACTAATCTGGCTGCTCGCATTAAAGCCTACACAGATGAACAAGCTGCATCCAATGCTCCAGTAGCACCAGTTGCTCCTGATCCAGTAGCACCAGCTACTGCACTTGATGATGCTGCAAGAACAATTGATGAACTCACTGCTCCAGATCAAAGACCAGTTGATCCTGTAGATGGCCCAGATTACACCACGGCATCGATGGAATCTGACATTCCGACCATGGATGATAAGAAATTATTTGAAGAAATTAATGGTCTTATTGGAGAACCTACACCTAGCAGAGTACCAGAAGAAACTGCACCAGTTGCTCCTACTGCTGAGACTGTTGCGGAAGCCCCATCATCAACTCCAAAAGCAAGCGATCCAGAGCCACTGCCAATAGAAAGTTTTGATAGAACTTTATCTGATCTAGGACTGACTCAAGAAGATGCTGTCATTTTAAGAGACGCTCTTAATCCTGTTGTTTCAAGAGCTATGAACGAAAAGGGTTACTTAGGTGTTTCTCTTGCCGAATTTGATAAAATAGCAACTGCCATGACTACCTTACCTTGGAGTAGAACCTCTACTGTAATGAAGAGCCGAATGGACGCAACCAAAGCCATTGAAGATGTTCGTGCAAAGTTACTGCCTAATGGAGTCATGAGAAACACTCAGTCTCGTAAAGCAGCCATCATTCAAATACGGGAAAAGTTTTCATCCCATGGCACTGAGTTTGTAGAAAATGCAGTGGCTCTATTAGATCGATTTGGAGATTTGGGTTACTCAGATGTCGCTCCTATTTTCAACAAGAAAAGGCAAAATAAGAGAGGCAGCGAGGGTACTTGGAATACTTTATACAGCAAAAATGAAGTTACCATCATGGATGGTGATGGTTTTATTACCCCCAAGCTAGCGACTTTCTACCATGAAATGGCCCATTGGATGTATGGCAACATACTGACTCCTGGTCAAAGAAGTGATTTCATGCAAGCGATGGGCAAATACTACAAAGAAGACGGAAGCCTAGACGTAGAGAAGATGGCTGATGCGCTACCTATTGGCAGCGAATATCGCACAGGAGTTAACACATCTCGCATTGGTAACAAGCTAATAATTCACAACTCAGACCTTACGCCTCAAGAGTTTTTTGCAGAAAGTTTTTCTTTATTTGCAATGCGAACTAAAGCTTCACCAGACGCTCAGTTGGAGACGTACTTCCAGCAAGTCCAAAAGTATTTTAAATATCTGTACGAGCGTTTTGTTAAACAGTCTGGAGTAGTCGATCCTGATTTAGAACGCTTGTTCATCAACATCATTCCAAATGAAAAGCAGCACCGAGACTTGTTGGTACAGAATACCAAGAAGATTGATTTACTAAACGCTGAACCTAATACACCTACAGGCAAAGCTATTAAGTCTCGTATTGGAATGAACACTTTTCACAATCAGGATATAGAGGACGCACTAGCTGGTAAAGACATGATTATGCCAATGAAAGAATTGGCTAAATCTTTCTGGTCATTAACCAGTGAGCGAGCACCAACGGGTAAGTTTAGACAAGTCTCTTCAATGTATGATGAACTCCGTCAAGCCTCTGAGGGAATCTATAACATCATTCGTGAAAAGTCTGCTGAAGATAAGGGCAAGATGGGTAGTGATCTTACTCCAGAAGAGTGGGCAGATTTAGAATCAGGCATGATTGAAATGCCAATGGAAGCGGAGAAAGAATTAATTTACGAGCTTGCGAAGCATTGGGAGACTGGTGGTGTTCGTGAACTCGTTCACAAGCTAGATGATACTTTGCGTGCTCAGTATTTCCGCAATGAGCAAGAGCTTATCTTGTCTGGCATGTCTAAAGATGCCTTCCCTGATGCGCTTGAAAAGTATCGTGATGGATTCAAGATAAAGTTGGCTTGGCAGAAGAAGAAGCCAGAGATCGAACCTTCACTTGAGACCTTAGTGACATGGGCTAATAAGGCTAATTATAAGAAAGTTAAAAAGACTCCTCGTGATCAATTTAAGTCTGAAAAGTTTTCAGTTAAAGACCTTTCTATTAAGGAGCTAACTGATCTGGCTGGAGGCTTTGACATTAAAGGCCCAGCAGCGGCTGCTGCGCTTTTAGAGAGGTGGAAGAGTACCCCTGCAAAATTACCTAAAAACTTTAAAGAAGATGCAAGGTACAACAAGTTAGATACTCCAACCATTCGTCATCTTTTGCGTGAAGCAATCTCAGATGACGCTGCTGGAGATGCAAATGGCGCAGGCAACGTCAGAGCAATACGACTTGAGATGATAAGGCGTGGACAAAATAAAAGAGCAAAAGCAGCTAAGAATGACACTAAGCTAGGTCACATTGTCAGGATGCTCGTAGATAAAGAAGAGCGTCTGTTTAATGGGCCAGTCGATGAGAAAACAGGCATACCAAACGGCATGTCAACTCAGGGACAAGAGTTCATACGGATGTTCACCCATCGGGATAATTTGATACAGAACTCCATACGTCAGGTCATGTCTCGATTCTTAAATATGCTTGATATGGAAACCAACAGTGAGTTTTTAAGCACAAAATTCTTAGATGCTTATACCATTGTGGACGACCTTGAATCTCACTGGGGAAGAATCGGTGATCCTAACACTCCTTACGCTAGAGATATGATCAACTCAGTTGATCTAAGCTCTAAAGAAATGAGAGCGTTCTTGAGCCGAATCCGTAAGGATGTCACCAATCTGGCTATGATCTCAGGAGAAAGCACTGAGGGAATTAAAGATGGTATGAGAGGCATGGCTCGCCTAGCTCTCAGAACTCAAGCGATCCCATCCTCCAGTAAGATAGCCATTTTAGAAACCTATCGCTTACAGCCAGAGGTAATAAAGAAACGTGTTCGTAATTACCTTGGAGGCTCTGCTAGTGAGCATCAACAAATGGAGCACTTCTTTACTGAGTCTTTCATCCATTACATGTCAGGCCATTTTCCACAAAAGAATAATATCTTTACTGGCTTAACGAACAGGGAAGCTAACACTGTGATTGACATCTTCGATGATGTTCGTGACAGCGTTAAATACCTAACTGAGGGTGTGGTTGATAAGCACAAGCTAGTTGGCATCTTTGACGAGCTTGCTTACGCTGAACCTCTTGGAGCGAATGAAGTTAAGATACAGCAAGCTGACGCTTTAAAAGATACATTCTTGAGAGCAGTCCTTCCAAAGGTGAAGGATAAAATGATCAATAGCTACATGGATTATGCAGAGAAGGCCAGTCCAACTCGATTCAAGTTAATGGATAATGCAGCCAGAGGTCTTGGTCGCAAAGCTGATGGTTCAATACAAATCGTATGGCACTCCAGCCCTAATGGTGCAGCATTTGACCGCAACAAAAACCCTGTGCTCAGACCTTCTGCCGATGGTCGTCATGGTCGAGGTATTCATGCCACAACTAATGCTGATGTAGGATTTGAGACGTTTGCAAAACGCCCAACTCTTGCTTCTTTGCAAGGGATGATGGAAGCTCTTGCAAAAGAAAAGAAGATATTTAAGGAATCTTCAACAATTGCTGGCCCATCAAAGTTTCTTTCGATGATGGATAACGTGAAGCTACTTCATGAGGCTCACATGGACAGCTCTCACTATGCCGAAAGCATTGTGATGACTCAGAATAAAATCAGGTCTAAAGAGCAGATGATAGCTCGATTAGGCAGAGAGAGTAATGATCCAGATCGTATCGCTCGGATGGAAGAAGAGCTAGACAAAGACCTTACGGATTTAGAGTTCTTTAACCAAGCCTACGTTATGGCTGATGAGGAGGTTGGTAGGCTCAACCAAGTCCTTAATCAAGTCGTTGGCTATAAAGCAGACCCAGTAATGATACCGCTTATTGTCGGTGCTGAACGGGTCGCTATGTTTGATAAAACCCTTCATCGTCCAGACAGTGACCTGATCAATGAAATGATTGGTCGCGTAAAGGAGCTTGAAACTAGCACTACTGATCCCACTGACAATCAACAAGTCATTTTAAATGGTTCTGAAGGTGGCCTCGCCCAAGCAATTGCAGAAGCAGTTGCGGATAAAGTGGCAGCTAATCCTGATAACACTTTAAGTGGGCAACAATTCTACAATATCTTGGAGTCAAACTTATCAGATGGAAGTCTGGATGGAGGGCCACTAGCTCGTGCGTTCATTGACGATATGTTGGAGTCACTTGGTTATGAAGCCAAGGTGGGTAGTACGACTAATCGCGTCAATACCAATGATGAATTTGGAGAGCTTAAAACTTCAGAGTTAGTTAACTATGAAGAGATGGTATTCTTTGATAACAAGAAGATGCACCATCTTGCCTCCGACTTGTTCGATGAAGACAGTCCTATGCTTTATAGTGAGCGCAGAGTTGTTGACACTGATGCGGATAACCCTAACTTTGCAGTGCTTACTGCTGCCATTAATTCTGAAGGCAACATTAACAATCGTGGTTGGGCAGATGCAGTAACTCCAATGGAGGATCAAGGTGCTCCCCCAACATTAACCTCTGCATTGGTAGCTGTGGCTAAACGCCAGCCACTGTCAGAAGCTCAAGCAAAAACCTTATCTCAGTACGGGCCAAAGCAGTTCTTCTCCAAGGGTTCTGATCGTCTTCGCAGCAATGGCATGAAGTGGTTAGGTGATTTCATCCAGCCTCTCTCTGGTTCTGGCTTCCACGAGAAGCAGAACTCTGAGCTTGCTCGCAGGATTATTCCGATCATTCTAAAGATCAAAAAACTTCCCGATGCAAAAGGTATTGTTGGAGCTTGGGCTTCAAAGAATAATCCTCTAAGAACCAATCAGGCTCCTAGTGTCACTCGTATCGTGAAGACGTTGCGTAGACCTCTTGGGCATGAGTCAGAGAAGCGTCTGTCTCCAGAAGAGTTTGCGGTCTATCAAGACCTTCGTGCAGTGTTCTCTCAAGAGGCGATCAGCTTAAAAGAGTCGGGCGTAATCATGGGCCACATCGAGGACTACTTCCCTCAAGTGTGGAACAAAGAAGCCATGATTCGGGATAAAGATGGAGTCGTATCTGAACTTGCTCGTCACTTAATGCGAGAGTCAATCACTGAGCGTAACGCTGACATCACTCCGCAACAGGCTGTAGAGAAAGCTGGCAATATCTTTAATCGTTTAACTGATGATGATGGCGTGTACATGCCTCCTCCAACAGGTGGACGTAGAGATGCAACAGGTGATCACATTGATTACCAGCGTATGCTCCGTCTTGACCAGTACCCTGACTCACTCAAGTCTTTGGAGAAGTATTTAGAGAACGACCTCGAAGGCATGATGACCAAATACTTTGACCTATCTACTCGCAGAGTGGCAATGGCAAATCAGTTTGGCACAGGCTCTCATGGTTACTATGACTACATCTATACAGTCGAGCATGGTCTGCGTGGAGTCGTTGATTTAATCACTAAAGGCAAGGTGTTCTCTCGTGAGATTATTGTGCCAGACGCTGAAGGAACAACAAAGGCCACCATTGAGAATGACCTATTCACTCCAATGACCCAAGACCCAGCTCAAGCACAAGAGATTGCAAACCAAACATTGGAAATTGCAAAGACTCAAGGGCCAGCCGCAGCGCGTGACTTCTTGATTGCCACTCACCCCAAAGCGACACAGGCTTGGGAGAAGAGGGCAGATGCTATCGCTAATGCTCTGGCTGAGTTTGAAGGTAAGCAGGGCATGATCCAAGAGAAGGAGTATAAGTTTACGCAAGGTCTATTTAGTGCCACTCAGCGTAAGCCTGTGTCTCCACAGGACACGTTCTTTGAGATGCAGAACAAGACATCCAAGGTACTTCGATCTGTTAACGCAGTGTCTCTGCTTGGCTGGACTACACTCACCTCATTGGGTGACGTAGCGTTACCACTTGTTCGTTCTGGAAACTTCAGAGCATGGGCAAATGGCTTACGAAAGTATGCCGCTGATCCTCAGTATCGACAGGATATTCAGAAGGTCGGTGTTGCCATTGAGAACTTAACTCATGAGCGTCTCACTGGTTTGGTTGGAGCTGATTCAACGAAAGCAACTAACGCTTTCTTCAACTTCACCATGCTAACTCCATGGACAAACATGAACCGAGAAATGTCTGGTGCAGTATTCCATCAAGCCATTATCTCTGAGCAACGTACAGCCCTAACAGCTAAGAAAGGCACAGCGAAGTATAGAACTTCAATGCGCTTCCTTAACCGCTATGGTCTGGCTGAGTTCGGTAAAGAAGGTGCTAAAGATTTAAACGATCCTCGTATCCTCGATAACGATTCTGTTCGTGAAGGCATGATCCGCTTTGCTAACGAAAGCATCTTCACTCCTAACTCCAACGATGTACCGCTTTGGGCGCAGACTCCGTGGGGAAGCATCGCCTTCCAGCTCAAGTCATTCCCCTTGATGATGCAGCGTTTGACTCTAGGAGAAGGTGGATTAGTTAGTGAAGCTGCAAACCGAAACGTCTACCCATTGCTATATGCACTAACAGTTGGTGCTGGTTTTGGTATGGCATCCATGGCATCCAAAGACGTATCTCAGGTGCGTGGTGGTGATGATGATCAGAGTGCTGCACTGCGTAATCGTAACCTCCTCAAGTCACTTGGCTATGATAAGAAGATTCATGGTGATGAGAATGACTTCGCTGGCTGGTACTTAGATGGATTAATCCAGATGGGTGGTTTAGGTCTCCTATCCAACATGCTCTATGACTCAGCACAGCAGTTAGATAATGGTGCTTATGGTCAGATGCGTGTGGCCTCCACAGTGTTTGGGCCTTCGGTTGGTCTGTTCATGTCTGGCTATAACGTAGCGGCTGGTGGAGCAGATGCACTGGGAGATGCCATGGGTAATGAGTCAACCAACTCCAAAGAGCGTCAGGGTATTCGAGAGTTAGCTAGTCGAGTGCCAGTGCTTGGAGGAATCAAAGGTCTTAGAGAGGGTGTCGTAGATACCTTGGCTGGCGAGTCCGAGGTTGGTCAATCTAAGTCCACTGGTTCATTTGGAAGTAGTGGATTTGGAAGTAGTGGATTTGGAAGTAGTGGATTCTGATGAGTGAATACGCGAGTCCTCATTTTAAATGGTCGGAGTTTGCCTGTAAATGTGGGTGCGGCTGCGCCTACGTTTCAGAGCAAGCTATTGAGAAACTAGAGACGCTTCGAGTTCTTCTCTCCGCACCGATGACTATCAACTCATGCTGTCGTTGTCCGATTCATAATGCCAAAGTCGGTGGAGCACCACTAAGCCAGCATCGAGCAACAAAGAGTAATCCCTCTACGGCTTTCGACATTGCCATTGGCAATCACGATAAGCAAGAGATCATTGAGCTTGCTGAACTTGCTGGGTTCAAAGGTATCGGAACTAAATATAAGACGTTTGTACACGTTGATGATCGCCCTAATCGGGCAAGGTGGTAATGATGTTAGAGATGTTAGGGTCAGCCTTATTTGGTGGAGGCGTAGGAATATTTGGGTCAGTAGTCTCCAAGGTTCTATCTATCTGGCAATTCAAAGAAGAGTTGAAAGCAAAGAAAGTAGATTACGAGCATGAGAAGTCTCTGCTTGATAGACAGCTTGCTGCTAGGAAAGATGAGTTAGAGAGTGAACAAGCGATTGTTAATGTCGCTGCGGATGAATCAGTTCGTGTGGCTTCGTATCAACATGCGAACAGTGTTGGAGAGACCAGCGTATGGGTGAATAATATACTTCGATTGGTGAGGCCATTACTGACCCTGATGATGGTGTGTTTAACAGCGTACATCGCTGCAACATTTGATGCGCTGACTCAGAAAGAGTTGGCTTCACAAGTGATCGCAATCACATCCATGTGTTTTGCTTGGTGGTTCGGAGATCGTTCTAAGACGACAACCAAAACGCCTTAGTTACTCTCGTGGCTGTGGATGATACCGCATGTATTTTTCGGGATCATTGCAGCCTTCAGTTCCTCCGCAGTTATCACACAACCATGTGCCATCCTTGACAGGTTTAGAGAACTGACAGCTTGATGCCTCGACTGGCACAGCCATGTCACTCCAGCATACATCTCGTTTGAAACATCCTCGACATCTCCAGTCAGTTATATCTACAGAAATCTTAGCAGCATTGCCTTCTAGCACAGTCACTATGCGATGCTTTAGATAACTCCACTCAAGCTGATCGAACTCAACAATCTCCGCATGATAGCGAGACTTGTCTTTGTTGTACGCAATAAAGAATGCTTCTTTCATGTCAGCCAGTGCCATGTACATCATCAACTGACAGTAGTAGCTGTGGTGTGAAATCTTCACGCCCTTGTTCAGAAACTTTTGGAAGCTGGTGTTGTTCATGGATTTGATTTCAAGGATGTAGGTCTTACCATCCAACTCAATCATGCCATCAGTGTGCGAACTAATGTGTCCACCCAACTCCTGATAACTCCACTGCTCTCCAGTCTCAGGATCATTCTCGATGACCACTGCACCCTTAACTTTTTTGAGGTCAGCAACAACAACTTCTTCGATCATGTGACCCATCGCAAAGATGCGCTTGAGAAATGCTGAAGGCTCAGTGTTGGGGAATCCTCGCAATGAAAACGCTAGGTTAGCGTCACATGGATTACCTACTCCACTGGCCCCTATGTACTTGCGAGACTTGCTCTCCGTCTCTAGGTCATAAGCATTATCTATCAGCGTGATAACATTAAGTGCTGGCGATTGATCTGTCATTGAGAGTCACCTTGTATAAGTAAATTCCTTGGGAGAAGTAAATCTTATCCACAGTGTGAGCACCATGCCTATCCTTGCGGAGATGCCTGAGTTGTGCGCTCACACTAGCTTCGGGATCACCGCACTCTTTAGCGATAGCAGCCAGTGTCTTTGGTACGCCATCACGGGTTGCGAGTTTCACCCGATCCATTTGCTTGTCCAGCCTTGCGTCATCTCGCTCTGGCCTGTAGTCACTGCCATCAAACTTTTCCATACTCGTGTCCTCTTATTCTAGTACCAAAAAAGCCCCAATGAAGGGGCTTGGTGATCATGCTAAGATTTAGAAGGGGATGTCGTCATCGAAGCTATCCTTACTAGATGCAGTGCTGGTTGCACCCACTGGAGCGGCTGGTTGATCTCCAGCAGCAAAGTACGGGTTGTTTTGGCGTGGCTCACCACCACCTTTTCTGCGTTCACCTGTCTGATCTTGCCAGTCAGCACCTTGCACTACATGAACACCAACTGTCAGACCTTTCATTTTCGCAACGTCTGGAGTTGAGTGGGCATAACCTGCCTTGACTAACATCGTCTTCAGCCTACGCTGACCAATCTCCTGCGCTTCAGCAGAAGCGTTGTGAATGTTCATGTAATCGATGACCTGACCTGACCCATCCATAGATGTAAGGGTTACAGCTAACCGATGGCCTTTGCCATTTTTAGTCTTCTTAATCTCAGCATCTGCTATACGACAGATGTGTGCTCCAGCCGCTAGGGTTGAACCACCCTTGTCTGCTTCTATTCCTGCTAAGTCTATTCCTGCTAAACCATTCCAATCGCTCATAAGTTTACTTCTCCGTTGTGGCAGCTTTAGTGCTTGCCAGTTTATTAATATTGCTTGAGTGCTTTGCCCACTCTTCATCGTTCATCTGCATCTTTGCAAACAACACAGTGATGTCATCGCACTTCTCCACTGGCAGTAAACGCCTCCGTGGATCACGCGCTTTGGCGTAATGTCCTTGGACTTGATCAGTAACCAAGTACCGAGTCACCTTTAACTCTCCATCAACCTCCGCAGTCTTTCGCTTGCCACAGAACACATGGTCAAACAATGCAGGGATTTGCTTACTCACCTTGCCACCTTTAACCATGGGCCAGTAAGTAGTCTGTCCATTGTCATCCTCCTCCTCGGCTAGGAGACAGGTACACACAACGTGCATGTCCAAATCTCGCATCCACTTCAAAGCAGCAATCATCAATCGAGAGTTATCACCCCACTTATCAAACGTGTTTTTGTTGTCCTTGTGCTTCTCTTCCAAGAAAGACATTAGCTGATCCGACAACTCGGTTACTGAGTCAATGAAAATCGCCTTGTATCCCATTGATTTAAATTCTGCGCCTGTGATCATGCTCATCGTGCCGCGAAAGGAGAACACTCCCTTCTCTGGATCATGAGCATCATCCCAAGAGGTAACAGGGATCACATCAATGGATACGAGCGACAAAGATTTTAAGCCACCCTCCAAGGAGATGATTAAGGTCTTGCCGTACTCACGTTGAACGTGAATCGCTTGAGTGGTTTTTCCGAATCCATGATGAGCACATAAGAGAGTCTTCTCGAAGTGAACGTCTGCATCGGTGGTGCTTAATACTTTAAACATTAGATGGCCTCGATTTTAAATTTAGGTTTCGCGGCTGAACGAGTGAGTGCATGAGCCAATCGATCTCGATCAAATTGTGATGCCTTCTCGTAGCGTGTCTTGGTTACTGCAAATTTCACGTTCATGCACTCAGGTAAATCGTCTGGCCCCTTATAAAGGTATGCCATAACATCCTGATCCCATGTCATCTTCTCAGCTACTGTTGTCTGTACTAATAGCTGCTCGGTCTTCACAGAGTGCTCACCGACTTCTCTCATAGCAGGGGGTAATGCCATGGCTAACCCCTCTGTTGCAGCGTCTAAGGCTTCTTTGGCAGCTTTAAAGCGTTGCTGTAATAGAACAACATCAAGAGCATGCTCTTGGATGCGTTCTAAAAAGTCTGCACCTTCTACTTCTATCTTACTTGTTGGTAATGAAGAGCTGTCATCGTCATAACTGGATGGATCAAACATTCCCATGTGTATCTCCCTTCTTTCTTATTAATTAAATGTGATCTAATTTGTAATCATGCAAATGATATGTCACAATTGTGGCGAAATCAATACATTTTTTAAACAAGGGAAAAATAAAATGTCAGTTCAATACAGACTCAACATCAACAGGTTGTTCCGAGACCTTGGTGGCCCAAGTGCTATGGCCCGATACACAGGCCACCCTAGAACCTCTTTCTATAGGTGGATCAATGCAGACAGTGTTAGCTCAAAACTTTTGGAAGATATAAAAACTGCGTTCCCTGATTTGGAACTCGACTTTTATTTTGAACCTATCGAAGTACGAGAAGTGATTGCCAGAACAGGACATATAAAGAGGGGGCTTGCCCCAAGAACAATCGACAGAGAGTTAACACAAAAAGAAAAGAATGCGCGGAAGACGTATCACAAGGAATAAAAAAATGAGCAAAGGAAATTTAGATAAAGCTCTGGAGTATTTGGAATCGGGCTGGTCAGTCATCCCACTATCATCTACTGAGAAGCATCCATTAGTGAAGTGGAAGAAGTACCAGAAGGAGCACCCATTAACTGAAGACTTAGAGCACTGGTGGGAAATGTGGCCCGATGCAGACGTAGGCATAATCACTGGTGCAATCTCAGGGATATGCGTAGTCGATGCAGACAATGAGGAGTCTGTTGAACGTGCAGAACTGGAAGGTTATCTTTCTCCTATACAAGTGAAGACCAAGCGCGGTTGGCATTATTACTTTGCCCACCCAATGGATGGTGTAATCCGTGGCCCAAGGTCAGGGGTTAATAGTGGTAAGCACTGGATTGATTGCAATGGATTAGATTTCCGTGGCGATGGCAGCTACGTTAAAGCACCTCCCTCATCTGGCTACTCATGGAGCATTCCAGAAGGTATGGACTTGCATGAGGACATGCCTACCTTTAAGGACTACATCAAACCACAAGCATCTGTTGACTCCGTGACCTCTGAGTTTCTTGGACTTGAATCGATTGATCTTTCGTCACTGGCTATGGAAGGTGATACGAGGCGAGACATCTGGAAAGAGACTGAGGATTACGCGAAGCAATTTGATAGCAATAAAATCCCCATGACTGGTGGGCATGGTTGTCATGATCGTGTGTTCAGCTACTTATCCTATGCAGTGCTAGTGCATGGCGTAGGTGATGAGTTGGAAAAGGCTGGTCGAGAGTTCATGGAGAAGTTTTATGAAGAGCCGTTACCCGAACATAAGTTTAAAGTTAATCTCGATTCTGTTCGAGAGAAAGAGATGCGGAACCACCCAGAGAGATTCGACATTGAAGGTAATTATATTCCTCGTGACCAAGGTGATGCAGATGTTGCGTTCACTTTGGATGTGGATGAAGAGGAGAAGGAAGATGAATACATTATCAAACCGCTCACTGTTGCTGATGCTGATGCGCTGATCGAAGAGGCTGCAAGTTTTAAGTACCTGATCGAGCCATGGTTAAGGAAGGGAAGCATTACTCAAATCTTTGGGTACTCAGGCCATGGCAAGTCGATGTTCTGCCAACACGCTATGTACCATCTGGCTGTTGGTAGAGCGATGGGAGCGTATGAGGTGGAGAAGCCAGCTAATGTTCTTTACTTTGATTGGGAGAATGGCAGGGCAACAATCGGCAACATGCTTAATCGTTTTCGCAACTCATTCGGATCGACTGATAAGTTTAAAATGTGGACTCCCTTTATCAGCCAGAACGAGATCAACTTGAATGATCAGAAGGGACTCATGGAGTTCCAGAAGTGGGTGGTTCAAGTTAACCCTGATGTCGTAGTCATCGATACAGTTCGCTCTGCCTTCAGTGGCCTAGAAGAATCCAAAGCGGAGAGCTGGGCCAGAATGAATAGCATCTTACTCAAACTCCGCAACGCAGGGTTCGCTGTCATCTGGCTGCACCACAGTAACAAGCCTAGTGAGAGCGGCCTTGGTCGTGAGGCTGGGAGTACCAACCAACTGACTGTGGTTGAAACGCAGATGCGTGTCACGCAAGTGTACGAAGATAAGTCTACTGCTCATCAAAACGCTGGACTGTTTGCTCCAGATGTAGCGGAGAGAGAGGGAGGCAACTGTGTCTTTCAAAGGTTCCGTCAGCAGATACCTCGTAACGCAACCATGACTGTTGTGATGGAGCTGAGATACGGAAAGGTGCGTGAGTGGTCTGACCTTATGGAGCGTGTGATGTATGTTGGATTCGCACGAGACGAGCGCGACAACTCAATCGTTGTGACTTCAAGATCACCCAAGCAAAAGGCTGAGTGGTACTACGAGAACAATCGTACACTGGAGAACATTGCTGATTCATTGCACAGACCAATACGGACGATCCGTGAGTGGGTGGGCGAATGATTGAAGCTGCGTTTTGTTTAGCATTGAATGTTTATTTTGAGACGAGGAGCCAAGGGATAGCTGAGATGATCGCTGTCTCTGAGGTGGTGATGAATCGTGTTGAGTCACCAAAGTATCCTGACACTGTATGTGGAGTGGTGAAGGATGGAGTGTACTGGAATGGGTATCCCATCAAACACAAATGCCAATTTTCTTGGCACTGTGATGGAATGTCTGATGTCCCTACAAATTTAAAAGCGTGGGAGTTATCCAAGCAGGTTGCCGAGGGTGTATTGCTTGGTCGCACGAAGGGTTCAGTGGGAAAAGCCATTCACTATCACGCTGAGTACGTTTACCCTGCATGGGCGAAGGTTCGTCCTATCGTAGGGAAGATTGGAAAACATATTTTTTACGAGTAACGGACGAAAGTTGTCAATCAATCTACTCATAATGGATGCCTCCAACACATACGGACATTCATTATGAGCTTACACAAATCCAATTCAATCGCACTAGCCAGAACCCATGTAGGTGTAGCCCTCAACAACGCGATGTCTGACGTTATGGGAGAACCCTTGCGTGAGATAATGTCTTTACTCAAGAGCGGTGACATCGACTCCACTACTGCTCTCATTGATGACACCATGGAAGACTGTCATGACCCTCTCATAAAAGACCATCTTCATAAAGCGTATGGATATTTGCAGGACATTTCTTAGGTCAAAAAAAACCAGCGAAGGAGGGACGCTGGCGAAACACTGACTAGCATCAGTGGACTGCTGGGAGCAGCAAAGGAAACTATTTAATTCGTGTTACCACACCATCATCATCAACCATCTTGATCACCTTGAGTGGGCCGAAGGCTTCATTGAGTGCATCAAATCCTTCTACTGCCCAAGCAAACTTCTCTCGGTTCGCCTTACGTTTCTCCTCAGATTTCGTAAGTTGCTGATTTGGTTTCATATTTTCACTAAGTTGTTTCAATTTTTTAGTTTGTAAATGAGTAGAGGAAAACTAGGTAGAGAAAAACTTGGTTAACCTTTGAACGAATATCTCTGCGAAGTGAAACGGGAGCAGAAAGATATGAGCTAGTGTTACCTGTGTCTTGGTTACTTTAAAAACTAAAAAATAGGGTAGCACGGATCGCTTTATAAAGCAAATTTTTTAATCATCTAAATGATTACAACATAGCATTACATGATAGTATTAATCCCTAAGTAAATTATTCTTAGGAGATGTGCAATGCCAAAGAAAGTTGTCATACCCAAACAGTTCATGCGCTGGCTTAGAGAGAACCACGAAGACTATACTCACAAGCAACTGGCTTCCAGAGCTGGCTGTTGTGTAGACACCATGAAGCGTCTCCTCCACAGAGAAGGACTCCAAACATTCGAGGGAGCTAAGTACGTTGCGATCAACGAGAACCCACTGAAAATGTGGGACAGACCATGTATCCGATGTAAGTGTACGAAGTCTCGACCCAAGAACCAATACATCTGCTCACCCTGCTGGGGCAGAGAATACGAAGATGTCTAAGCCTCCTCTATCTGGCTGTCTACCATCCGCGCGTGCGCGTATTCGATGAAGGCACACACTTAAAGGCACATTGTTTTCCATGGTTGTCATCTCGCTGCGCTGGGCTGCGCGAGAGACGTTACAACTTTATCGTCATTCAATGCGTATCATATAAATGATTACATTACAGAGATAAACTGTTACTATTATTTGACAGGTTTAACGGGAGAATGATCATGGAAACAAGAGCAATCGAAGACATCTTAATGGAAGCTAAAAAACCCACTGAAGATGTTCTTTTAAATGATTCACCAAAGAAGGATGTGCTTGCGTCTGAATGCCTCAACAATGCAGCAGGACACCTATCCAATCGTGCATCCACTTACGACTCTCCTCAAGGAGAAAGAAGTATGTGTCGCACAGTCCACACGTTCACTTCATTAACTGGCATCGAGATGACTGAGGAGCAGGGGTGGATGTTCATGTCTATCCTCAAGATGGTTCGTAGTCAGCAGGGTAATTTTAAGCTAGACAACTATGAAGATGGAGCGGCTTATTTTGCATTGGCTGCGGAGGCAGCGGCCTCGGAAAGGTCATGAATATTGCAGCCAAACCGAACCCAAAAACAATCAAGAAAGTTAACAAGGCCAATCGCGCAGTGGTAGTTCACAAAGACCCAGAAGAGCGCATTGGTTACAAGAAGAGAGACATCAAGAGATGATTGAGAACATCGCAGTAACACACGCACTTATGACATCACTGTTTATTATCATTGGTCAGTGTGTGGAGAAGGAAGACCTACCAACTCCTGTCCTTGCAGCTCTCGTCCTGACCATCCTATCCACTCCAATCACCCTAATTACTTACGCGATCAATGTGTCTGGGATTGTACAATGAGAGTCAACGTCTACCGCAACGTCAAAAAGAAACCAAGCATCCTCTCCATACGATGTGCGTCCAGTGGATTAGTTCTCGGTCACTCACACCATGCCGAACTAACTGATTGCCGTTTTGTTATCCAATCATCTGGTCAGTCTCAAGTACGCAAGACCAATCAGAAAAATGTACACGCATGGGTGAGTGGCAACCTTGAATACATTACGGACTTCTGCTCGATCAAGGACAGAGAACTTACTGATGATGTTCTTCACATCACTGAAGAAGAGGTTCAGCTTGTGCGTGACGTAACCTCATCCTCTCCTAACGTATTTAAGCGCATTCAGTATGACCCATACGAAGATGATACCTTCACTCTTAAAGGCACTGAGATCGAAGTTGAGACAGCCGAGGCTGTATCTGTGTACGCAGATGGAACCATCTATGCAAGGGAGCCTAAGTCGTGAGCACTCCCAACGGGCTATCACCCAAAGGATTCTGGACAACCAAAGATGTCAGAATAATCTCAGAGCATTGGGGTCACAAAGACCACAAGGACATTGCATTACTCCTCAAGAGAACTCCAAACGCATTGCTCATCAAGGCTCAAGAGCTTGGTCTCGTATCCACTCGTCAGCACACTCGATCCATAGACAACCAAGACATCAAGAGGCTTCTCCTCAAGGGTCTCACCTCCCTAGAAATCTCAGTATACCTTGGGTGTACAAAGCGAAGGATTAATCAGATCATCACTGATGACATTCCCGAATACAAACCACTGCGAGATGCTATCGGTCAACTCCGAAGGAAGAGAGGCAAGTTCTAGTGTATGCCACCCAGTCATGGCTGTACCCAGACATGTACTTAGTCTCACCATTTCATATTTGCTCAGTCGTCAACGAGACTCAACACTGGAGATCACCAACCATTGTGCGAACCGAGTGGGTCTCCATACCAAACGATAACCCAGTCATCCAAAAGAACTGGTACTCGCTCCACTCTGGCGTATTCATAGGCGATGAAGAGACGGGCCGAATTATTGTACGCAATCGCAAGTGGCGGTTCATTGAACTCCAGCCAGCACATCCCAGTCAGTCTCATTGCAACGTAGGCTGGAGCCGTAACCAAGACAAAGTAGGATGGGCAGGATTCAAGAATCCGTGTCCTACCTCCAGTTCGAGACGCACGTTCACCATTGGAGACCTGCACTATCCGAACACATTTAAGGCAGGAACAATCACCAAACTCCAAGAGGCAAAAGACTCAGCCATTCGCTACGCGATAGACATTAACAGTCCGATCCCCTCAGAACTCCCAGAAGCAAACGATCCATTACCCATTACATTTATACCCCCAGCTCCACCCATACTTACTCAGGAAACAATCAATGCCATCAATGAAAGGAATGAAACAGAAGGGCGACAATTTTGAACGTGAACTTGCGGCTCATCTAAACGCGGAGTGTTACCCAACTACCCAGTCAGCTTATCGTGCTCCTCTATCTGGCGGTGGTAATGTAATGACATCTGGTGGAGCCGATTTGGTAGGTACACCTGACCTATTCGTGGAGGCCAAGCGAGTAGAGAAGTGCAACTTCAAAGAAGCCATCAGGCAAGCCGAAAGGAATGCAAAGGATACTAAATCCCCTGAGACTCCCATCGTCATCAACCGAATGAACAACATGAAAACAACGGACGCATATTGCGTCCTAAGACTTGGCCCATTCCTAAAATATTACAACGCTTGGTTGCGTGAGAACGGCTACAAATAACAGGCAAAAAAATAGGGAGCCTCGGCTCCCCTTAAATTACTGCATCATGTCTTGCCATGGTATTCCGAGTTCATCAAGCAATGCTGCCCATGCCTCTCGTCTCTCGTCATGATCATCGATATTAATTATATCGTCAGCCGACTTAACAATCTCCATAGCAATGGTGTTCATGATCACACCAAATTTAACGCTTCTTCCTCTTACTAATTCTTCTAATTTTTTGTTCACTTTAATTCCCTAGCCTCTGACCACTGGATCACCAGTGGTCAATAAGATTTGTGTTTAACTTCCCTCCTAAATTTTCCATACACAAATCTTTTGGTGGCCCTTGGGGAGATGTGGATGTTGAGTTGCACCCTATTGAAAGAAATAGAATTTTTCCTTCAAGTAGACCCCATTTCGGCCAACAGTCTTTGTCGTTGTCAGTATGTATTATCCACCAACACCAGCAAGACTGCGTGTGCCAATACATAGATCGACTTCTGTTGTTGTTTAAATTGCAAACTAACATGCAATCTCCTTTACAAATATTAGATATATATTTTATACATAATCTTTTATAACACGCTAAACTGTTCCTTACAATGTGCCTTGCACTAAGAATGCAATATTAAAACATCATCGTATGTACCATCTTAGTCATGTCACTCCGATCTGTAATGATTACTTTCTGACTCCATCGATTTGGGGATAGATAGCAGTTTACAACTGCTCCAAATCTCTGTAGCCTACGCCCTCGTTGACTATCAAACATCAATAGACAACAAAGCGGGAATAGCTCAGTTGGTAGAGCACGACCTTGCCAAGGTCGGGGTCGGGAGTTCAAGTCTCCTTTCCCGCTCCAGTGTTCCATGTAGTGTGGACACGCTACGCTTCTCACTCAAGCCCTCTGACTAACATTTCAGCATCCTTCACACCACCATGAAAATAATTATCAGTGGTAGTTTGCACCTTACTGTGTCCCATGAACTGGCTCAACATCATTGGATTACAACTGCTATTGTTACCAGCATTCGTACCAAACGTATGACGAAAAGCATACAGTGAAACACCAGCCTTAACTCCGAACTCATACCCAGCCGCCAAGGTTGCAGTCTTCAAACGATAGGCTACTGCCTTCGTTGAATCCTCGTAATCTGCCCAACATGTTTCGCTATCAAACTTGAAAACATGCTCATCACGCTTACAAGAACTTAGCTTGGATAGCTCATCGAACACTACCTCAATTGCAGAGGAGAAGGGTATCGTTCTTGCCTTCGCCTGACCATTCTTTCCCTTGTAAGATTGAATGGTAAAAGTCTTACCTCTGCGGTCAACATCACGCCATTGAAGATTGATCAACTCCTTCGGTCTGGCTCCTGACCAAGCAAGTACAACGAAATACCTTCGAGCATAATCATCCATAAAGCTCATGATTTTATCTCGATCATCATTGTACAAATATAACTTTCTGGCTGGACTATCTTGCCCTATAGTGGGCATTCGTATGGGTGGTAAAGACTTGCTCTTACACCCATAATTAATGATAGCTTTCAGCACAGTGTTGTATCGCTTGATGGTAGCTGGAGACAACCCTCGCTCCAGCATACTTCGTTCCCATTCCAAGACCGCTGCTTCATTGACACTGGAGACACTTACTCGTCCCCAGTAATCAGCAACATGCTTAACCTTGTTGAGACTCTCCTTCGCAACTCCCTTCTCGTAGTAAAGCTCTAGCAGAACATCCACTGTTAACTCACTACCCTTCACAAAAGCATGACCACCATTGTTCATGATGTCAGACTCAAGTTTTCCCAACGCCTTACTTGCAACTGACTCATCCTCAGTGAGGTTAATCTTTAGACTGCTCCTCACTGGTACTCCGAATGCGTCCTCGCCTCTGGCGTAATATTTTCCTCTATACTTTTCCAGCCTTAACTTTATCTCTGTTTTCATAGGTATCTTCCTTACTCTTCACATACAAATGTAAGTAAGGGTCTATCCTTCCCGAATCATAAGTAGCTGCCCAGTTCTTAGGCAAGCCACCACTCCACTCCATATACTCAGCGTCAGTCGCTGACTCAAGAATAGGTAACAAGCGTCCACTTATCACATCCTTATCATCAGTCGCCATCTTCGTCCACAACGCCTTCAGATGGAGCCTAGCAGTATTGCGGGAGCAACTCATGCGCCTCGCCATGTCTGCCATATTCATCCCACTAAACAGCCACATCTGCATCGCTGCATGCTGCTTACTGGTCATTACTGCGAGAACACTGCCATCAGTCAACGATGCGATCTGCTGCCGAGGGGTGACACTAGGTGTACCCATAGCAAATCTTATGATTGATTTTAGCTCTTCCATTTGCCCTAACAGCTCAGTCCTGAGTGCCGTTATCTCGTTTGAAAGTTCCTCATTTGTACTCATCGTGCTTCTCCTTGTTAATCTTATGTGTCTCAGAATAGAGACACTCCCGTAGTATATCCATCTTATTGAAGATTACAATTGATATTTGTAATCATTCATCACATACCTCCTCTTCATCTAACCAAGCTGGATGTCGATCACCCATCTTGTGCAACTTAACTTCCGATTTAACATATCCCCTGTAAGCCTCAATCACATTAGGTATCGATGGCTCACAGTCCTTGAACTCTTTAGGCACGCACCTTGGAGGGATGGTTCTGATCTGCGGAGTGATGCCGTACTCTGTATTAATGTAGTCTGAAAAGCTGCCGATCTCATCACTCACAGTGTACCCACGCTTGTTAACTTCCCTCACCAAACTAGCCAGATACTTGACTGTCCATAACCAATTACCTTTCGACTTCTTTACCCACTTAACCCATGAATGCTTTGGGTCGTGGCAAATAAACATAGCTTCTTCGCCTTCCCAGTGAGACGCACCTTCGCTCACCAATTCAACCGCATCAAACAACCTTCGTTCCCACACATCATCTGGCACAGACTTAGCAACAACTCTTGGACTCTCATCGATCATGTATATATTCATCAACAACTCCCTTAACCTTTAACCAATCACACTTACGAATCTTCTTGCGCTTCACTATCTTCGCAATCGCTACCCAATCCCTCATGCTCAAGGCAGCACCCTTGGGTGCTAACCCGAACCACTCCGATCTAATCGTCAACCTAACTTGCTTTGCGGGCATGTCCACCATCCCAGTGACCACCGATAAGCACATTACTAATACGATCAATCAACTCTTTCTCAAGGTCACTCGTATCGCTTACGACTGTGTTCCAGCGGTAGAATCTTTCCACTGCATTAGTCTGTATGCCTACTCCAAACACCTCAACACCCTTGGACTCAAGGTTATCTATCACTGCCTTCAAGTCAGCACCCATCTGATCACGTCTCATCTCATCATCCTCTGGCATGCCATCACTCATCACCATTAAGATTTTACGCTTCTCCTTGCGATGCAACATCTGCTCTCCCAACTTCTTGACCGATGCACCATCGATGTTGTGGTAGCTACCTAGCCGATAGAAACTATCAATCATTCCTCCGATAACTGAACGGCAACGATGCAATGGCTGCTCAAACTTCTTGTACTCAAGCAGGAGTATCGGACTTATGCTGGAGTAAGTAGCACCTGCGGCAGTGTCCTCTCGAAATTGTTTGTGCCATTTGATTGGAATCTTCTTGGTCTTAAACCCTTGGATGCTCAACTTAACTTGTGTTGGCTCCAATGCTTCTGCCAAAGCAATCACTGCTTTCTGCGCCATCCAGATGCGCTTCTTGTGCCTCATGCTGCCACTGTGATCAACAGCAATCATCACAGCAATATCAAGGTCATCGCCAACATCCCTAGATTTATACACACTCTCACTGCCAGTGTAAGCACCAACCAAACGTCTGCTATCTAAGCGTCCCTTCGTCTGGCCTCCATGCCAGCCACGCTGCACCTTGCTCATTAACTTTCTCTCCAGCTTCCTGCGGATCACATTGATCTGTCCAACCATCTCCTCATGAATGCTGGTAAATTTATCTTGGTCTTCCAAAAGTTTATCCTGACTGAACACCTCGTCCAACTCATCTGAGAACCTACGATAACCTAAGTCGCTCATCTCTACGTCAGAGCCTGTCGCTGCCTTGAGAACATCCTCCTTGACATCATCCTCGCTCAACACTTTGCCTTTGCTCTTACCCTCGGCTCCCTCAGTGTGTCCTTCATCCATCTTGGCAGGGCCAGTGCTCTCGCTAGTCTCCTCAGTCTCACTGGGTAGTACAGACTTACCACTCTCCTTGGTCTCATCTCCACCACCTACACTGGTCGATTCGTCATCGCCAGCAGTCTTCTCTTTCTCTTCCTCTTCCTCTTCCTCATCACGCTTGTCGTGCTTGTCAAACGAGGTCATCATCGAGGTCGCTAGATCAGCAACATCCTTCAGCGTAGTCTTGTCATCGATCTTGTCTACATGCTGCATGACAATCTCTTGGATGGCTGGGTCAATCTCCTTAAACATCTCAGCTCCAACCCTGCCATAAGACTTACGACCCCTGCCATACCATGTCGCTGCTAATGCACCTACCTCTCTGGCTGATAACTCACCTAGCGGTTGACCATCCAAGTTATCTCTCAACTTTTTACCAACAGCGTCAGCAACAGCATCGAGGTTATCTCGTGAGCCAGAGTATTCATTGAGCAACTTACCCTCAATCCTCACATCCTCCAGAGCATTGACTGTGCCATGGAAAGCATCCATGTCTGTGCCATCCTCCTGCTCCCTCATGATCCTCGACCACGCCTTGTTGTCAGTCCACTTAACATGAGCGGCCTCATGGTCAACATAACCCCTCGCCACCTTGACATCGACATCACTCATCTCATGATGCTCATTAACTGAGGGGAGGGTGATTAGCTTGCCATCAGTACAGGCATCCTGTCCTCCGAACACAACCTTGACATCACTGTTACGACCCATCACACCACTGACATTCTTTGCTTCAAACATATACTCTGATGCTTTCATACAACTCTCCTCGTAAACAAATTAAACTACCCAGCCACTCGTTGATACAAGCCATCCAAGATCGTTCTATCTTGCTGAGTGCATCGAGCCAACACTGTCGCCTCAAACGCCTCTCGAAGACTCTCCTTGGTATCACTGGTCAACCCAAACACTGTGACATACCGCTTCGCCATCGCTCTCAATCCCCTTGGAGACAGTGGCTGCATGATCTTGCCACTGGTGAAAGCCTTGCGATGCTCTGAGGCATACTTGATAAACAACTTAGCGTCATCAGGATTCAGTCCATCAGTCACACCCTTGAGCCAGTTAGTCTCCACACCCTTGCTCATGTAGCTCATCTCAACCCAGTTCTCAAAGCGATCAAGTGTCGCCATACTCTGTGGTCTGGCCCCCTGATACATGGCAGTGTCATCACCCTGTCCAACAGTGTTAGCAGTAGCCACCAATCTAAACCATGGGTTCGCCATAACCTTGCGGCCTCCATCCTCACTAATGAGCAAGCCATTGCCCTCCAAAACCCTCTGGAAAACATACATCACATCGGGTCGAACAAAATCGACCTCATCACACAACAGTAGGCAAGGGCGGCTCAGTGCATCAGGCAACACACCATCCACAAACTTTGATACTGTCTGACCATCCACTGTCACTAACGTATCTCGACCAATCAAATCCATCCGTGAAATCTCACTGTCGAAGTTGACTCTCACAAGAGGGAAGTTGAGGTGAGCACATACCTGCTCAACCAAGGTAGATTTACCAGTGCCAGTGTGACCATACAGATAGCTGTTATTGCTATCGACAATGCCTTGGAGCACTCGGAACAAAGCGGTCATATCAAACTTATAGTTGAGATCGATGCTCGGTACATCAGGATGCACACCCTCCCACTGGAAGAACGGAACATCAAAGTTCAGCAAGGTATCTCGCATCTTCTCCTCAGATTTCTCGACACTGAATATATCCTTGGCTCTCCGCATCAACACATTGCCCTCTGGAATCTTGCCATCGGCAGCAACGACTGTTGGAGCACTCACTGCACTCATCGCAGTAGCTAACCGAGTCGCAAGGATACTCGCCTCCTCCTTGGCAGTAGCTGCATCGCTAACCAAATCATCCATCTGGCTATTGATTGAGTCAACGCTCACACCAAGGTTCTCAAGGATTGCATTGACTGCTTTCTTGAGGTGATCATCCAGCTCAATTCTTTTCTCACTGCCCATACCTGCTCCCCGTTTAATTTCTTCTTTGATTTCTACTTTGATTTCTTTTTTACTGACGGCTCCTTCAACAGCAAAAATATCTTTGACATTCTCTAACAGCTCCTCATGTTGATCACTCATGTGAGTGCTTCCAAACGGGAGATGACCAAGGTCTCCTTCGCAAATGATTCCAACAGAGTCAGCAACCCAAGCGGAAACTGACGTATCGAAATGAACCTCATTGTTTAATGAGTAGGTGGCATGAATAACCAACTGCTCCAACACCGCTGGACTCAGACGACCACGAAAAGAATTGAAGGTAGGTTTTATTTTAAACTCCTCAAGACGGGACTTACCAATCGCTAAAATCGAAGAATCACATGCCATCCTAGCCTCTGGAGACATCTCTCCAAACATACAATCAGCTATCTTACGCAGCCTGTTTCTTCGGTTGTTGTAAGGGCTTTCCTTATCAACATCAATGTAATGCTTTATCACTTGGTTAAAGTCTTTATAATCCATAAACTACTCCTAGTTAATCTTTCTGGCTGATTCAGCTCAACATCTCCTTGATTGAGGGCGTGAGTTATATACGCCACACACTCCTCAATAAAGTCCGACATCTAAGTTGCTCGGCTCTTGGCAACGTACCCCAAAACATACGAAGCCTATCCCAGTCATCAAACTCCCACTCCCTCCCCGTATCCTTGCACTCCAGTGCATAAATCTTTATCGGCAAGTGTCCTGCTGCTCTGGCTTTCTTGCCGAACTCACTCACTTCTTTATCTGGCTAACTAAGTTCACGACACCATTACCCTTCAGCTCCAAGCCGTGCTCCGCACGCCTCTTCACTTCAGCCGTACTGTTCTTTTTAGTTATCTCGTACATGATCTTCCCAATGCACCACATGTCCTGCATAGAGGCACTGAGAGAGCCGAACTCGTTAACTGCATGGTTGAGGTACACATCCACACAAGTATTCATGGAGGCCATCAGGCAACGTCCTTGTAGACATCCAAGTCCATTATGTATGCCATCACTTCGGTGTGAGTCTTCCCCATGTACACCACGAGGTTGGGTAGCTTCAATGCACGAGCAAAATCCATGCGGCTAACATGATCGTGAGCATCGAAGATGTTCAAGTTCACTAGCAATTTAAGGTCACTGTTAATCATGTCGAGTACGTCTTCTCGTAAGTTCATAAGGTCTTCCTCTTTAATGTGTCACATAAGTGTAACACTTTTAAATGATACTGTGAATCATCCCAATGGTACAGCGTAGCATTACAAATAAAACACAGAGCCAAAAAAACCAGCTATCAAGCTGGTGGTTTCTCTTCTGGCTAGTCAGTCTTCTCCTTGACTGAGGGCGTGGGTTACCTGTCCTCGTAACCCTCTCGATATTCTTCCTCCATGTGAACCATGTGTTCGACTCGACCTTCTTCGGCTACAATCCTATCCTCCTTAGCTTCCTCGTCTTCATCATCCTCGTCTTCATCATCCTCCTCTTCATCATCCTCCTCCTCCTCGTCATAGTCCTCCTCTTCCTCAGACACGATCAATTCTGGGTCTACCCAGTCAAGATGAGGTATCACTATCATGTGCTCAGACAACACTCCTGTTAACTTTCGCATCAACAGGTGAACACTTTCTGACTCTGCGTAGATGATGCTATCAAGAGCATTGACGATCACTGCTACATCGTGCAGGTTTAGTTCTACATCGTGCTCGACTGTCATATCGACATCGATTTCATCGACACCGCCACTCTCAAAGTACACATGCGGATACAGTTGACTCATTGCATTTTCCTCGCGTCACGTTTCTTGACATGCTGCCTAGTAAACTCGGCTGGAACATTTGGGCAATGCTCGATGATCTCCTCGGCTGAGAAACTATCGGGATGTCTAATCCCTTTCTGTTCAAACAAACCCATGATTGCGTCCATTACTTCTTCATCTGGCTTACTCATTCAATCACCTCTATTTCAGTATGCTCTAAATCCAAGCCCCAGACTGTTGCTGCGCCTTGAAGTTTATCTTCAATCGAATCGCCTTGAATGTTGTGGGCCTCCTCGTCATTGTAGGTTGCTGCCCAAGTATCATCACCCAATTTGATTAGCGTTAGTTTACTCATACATCCTCCTCGACTTTTGGAAAGGTGAACTCAAACCCAGTAAGCTCTGTTATTGAGTACGATAGATTCTCTCGCACAAGAGAATGATACGACTGTATCTCTTCCTCGGCATACTTAATGGCACTGCTCCGACTCAGGCTTTCTTGAGCATCATCCTCCCATGTGAAGTATTCACTCCATCGC